TGTCTGGCGCGTCCCGGTCGCCCAGCAGCCCCAGCAGCCCGCCACGGGCCTGCCGCGCGCGCTGCCGGATCTCGGCCAGGGCGCTCAGACGACCGCGCCGCTCGACAAGCTCGAGGCCGGGCGTCAGCAGGCACGGCAGTTCCTCGCCAACGGCGGATACCGCTGACAGCCGGCGCCGGGCTCTGACCCGCGCGCCACCCTTTCCAAGGAGAACCGATGGACCTCAGCGTCCGTTCTTACGGGCCGTGGAGCCCGGAGAACTTCAGCTGGCTCGGCTCCGCGCACGGCACCGACTCGACCCAGACGATCACGCTGGTCAAGTCGCTGTTCGCAGCGAAGAGCTACTACGTCAACAACCAGCTCATCCCGGGCGGCGTCGCCCTGGGCAAGGTCACCGCTGCCGGTGCCACCCAGGACATGTACGGCCCGTATGACGCCGCAGCCACCGACGGTCGCGAGACCATGGTCGGCCACCTGTTCGGCACCAAGTCCGTGACCGGAGGCGGCCTGTACATCGGCGCCGCGCTCGTGGTGCACGGCACCGTCCGCCTGTCCAAGCTCGCCGCGATCACGGCTGACCACGGCGTTGACGCCGCGGGCCAGGCCGACGTCGCCGGCCGCCTGATCTACATCGCCTGAGAGGGGGCTGAATCATGGCACTGAACTTCGACCTGATCGAGCCCGGCGTCCTCACGGGCTTCGTGCGTGAGCTGCCCGTCCCGGCCAACTACACGCTGAACACCTGGCTGCCGGACCGCAACATCGGCGACATCGAGGTGGCCTTCGAGACCGCCTTCAAGCGCAACCGCGCCGCGATGTTCCGCGCGTTCGACGCCGAGACGCCTATCGGCGAGCGTGACAACTTCCAGCGCAGCAAGGTCGGTCTCCCGCCCATCAGCCAGAAGATGCTGGTCGGCGAGGAGGAGCGCCTGAAGCTGGAGATGCTCCGCTCGGGCGGCAACAACACCCCGGCCCTGATCCAGGCGCTCTACAACGACGCCCGGATCAACACCGAGGCGATCCTGGCTCGCATGGAGCTGGCCCGCGGCCAGGTCCTGACCACGGGCCGCTTCAGTTTCGCGGCCCAGCCGGAGAACGGCCTCAAGGGCATCGAGGCCGACTACGGCGTGCAGTCCTCGCACCTGCCGACGGCGCCGGACGCGTGGACCGACCACGCCACGGCCGACCCGCTCGAGCAGATGCGCGACTGGGCCGACCTCTACACCGACGACGCTGGCGAGCCGCCGGCCTTCGCCCTGACCTCGCGTCAGGCGATCGGCCACCTGCTCCGCAACGACTCGGTGCGCGCGGCCTTCGCCACGCTGGGCGGTACTCCGTCGGTCATCACGCGGGCGCAGCTCGCGGGCCTGCTCGACGCGAACGACCTGCCCCAGCTGGTGCAGTACGACTCGCAGGTGTACGTGAACAACGCGGCCACCCGCATCATCCCGGCCAACAAGATGGTGTACCTGCCGCAGAACCCGGGCTCCCTGGGCAACACGATGTGGGGCATCACGGCCGAGGCGATGGAGCTGGCGGGCCTGAACAACCCGCAGCTGACCTTCGCCCAGGCGCCCGGCCTGGTCGGCATGGTCACCAAGGAGGGCGACCCGGTCCGCACCTGGACCAAGGTCGCCGGCCTGGGCATGCCGGTCATCGCCGACGCCAACAAGCTGCTGACGGCGACCCTCTGGTGAGCCGGGAGCTGAAGAGCGTCGTCCTGATCGACGGCGTCGTCTACGGCCCCGGCTACGAGACCAAGGTCCCCGACGACGTCGCCAAGCGCATCAGGAACCCGGCGGCGTGGGGCGAAGAGGTCGAGGTCGACGAGGGCCACGGCGTCCCCGGCAACCACGAGCAGCTGGCCGCCGGCCTGCTGCCGCACTCGCCGGTGCAGCCCAACCAGATCGCGCTGGCCGAACCGGCCGGGCCGGGCGGGCTCAACCCGCTGCTGCCCAACAGCCCGGACACCGGGTCCAGCGCGGTGCCGGCCGGGGTTGCCACCCCGACCGGGATCGGCCAGCCCACGGCGCCGCTCGACGAGCGGTCCGCGGAGCTGCCGCAGCAGCCGGCCGTCGAGGGCGACCAGCGAGCGGACGCCCTGCTGTCGGAGCCCCCGCGCTCCGGCAAGGGCGCCACGACCGCCGCCTGGCGCGCGTACGCCGAGCAGTTCGGCGTGCAGGTCGATGAGGACGCCGACCGCGGCGACATCATCGCCCAGCTCAAGGACGACGGCCACATCCAGTGAGTCTGCACGAAGGCCCCGCCGCAATCCCTGCCGGCGGGGCCTTCGTGCACCCCTGACTTCGCACCCGATCCACCACGAAACGGAGACGAGATGTCGAATCCCGTGCGTACCTGCATCGGGTGCGCCAAGAGCGACGACCACCCGCGGCACCTGTTCGCCACCCCCGACGGCGCGACCGTCGGGTGGCACATGGATTGCTGCGTGATCGCGCGCGGCTGCGAGATCTGCCAGGCGCAGCTGGCCACGGTCGGCGGCGTCGACAAGAACCCGAAGGGCGACCAGCTGCGTGCCGCGCTGCTGAAGACCGGCCCCGGCGCCAAGCAGCCCGGCTGGACGGCGCCCTCCGACAAGGACGTGCTCGCCGCGGCTTCGGCCGCCGCCGGCACCCAGGAGGACTGATCCATGGCGAACAATGTCGTGCTCCTGGAGGCCAGCCGTCTGCTGGACGCCTCTCTGGGCACCGCCGCCTACACCGCCCCGACCGGCCCGATGAAGCTGGCCCTGGAGACGGTGACCGGCACCAACGCGGCTGCCGGTACCGAGGTCGCCGGCGGCTCGTACGCCCGTCAGAACATCACGTTCGGCGCGGCTGCGAGCGGCGTGGCCAGCAACTCCAACGCCATCACCTTCACCGCGATGCCCGCGGCAACGGTGACCGGCCTGGAGGTCTACGACTCGAACGGCACGCCTCGTCGTGCCTGGGTCGGCCCGCTGACCGCGAGCAAGACGGTCGCCGCCGGCGACTCGCTGAGCTTCGCGATCGGCAGCATCACCATCACCCTGCAGTGACCCGCCCGCGCACGACGGCCTCTCGAGCTGAAGGGAGGCCGTCGTGCGCGTGAGTAACTCCGCCGAGGGCGGGACGCCGGGGACCGCGGTCACCACCGCCAACAGCGGCGGCACGTCGGGCACCGCCTTCAACGTGGTCAACTCGACCAACACGACGGTCGAGTGGTCCTCGCTTACGGCCAGCGGCGGCGGCCAGTCCATCCGCACGGCGATCGGCGCCACCAGCGGTGTGGCGAACTTCGGCTGGACCACCGCGCTGGGCACCCCGACCCGGGTGTACGGCCGGGCCTACTTCCGGCTGCCGACCGTCGTCATCAACCGTGAGCTGGTCCGCTGGCGCCGATCGACCACCCAGATCGCGCGTCTGCGCGTCGATGTGGACACCGGCGTGCTGGAGCTGCGCCAGGGCAACAACAGCGCACCGGCCACCTCCGGCGGCACCGGCACGGTTGCCCTGCAGGCGGACACCTGGTATCGCGTCGAATGGGACATCCAGGCCGGCACGCTGACCAACACCATCCAGCTGTATCTCGGCGACGCCACCGTGCCGCTGGAGACGATCTCCGGCAATGGAGTCTTCTCCACCAGCGGCACCATCACCGAGGTGCTGTTCGGCCAGTTCACGGCCGTCAGCAACGTCGGCGACGTCTTCTTCGACGACATCGTCGTCAACGACACCGGCTTTCCAGGCCCGGCCGCCAACGGCTCGGCGAACCTCTCGGCCGGCACCGGCCTGGCCTCTACGGGCATCGCGACCGGCTGGGCCGCGGCAGGGCTGAGCGCGGCGTCGGGGCTGACCGGTACCAGCGTGGTCCAGAAGGCCGGCGCCGCGACGCTGGGCGCGGCCACCGGGCTGAGCGCGGGCGCGACCGTCTCCCGCGCAGGCGCGGCGGCGCTGAGCGCGGCCACGAGCCTCGCGGCTGCCGCTGTTCCGGTGCGACCTGGTGCCGCCGCGTTCTCCGCGGCGAGCGAGCTGAGTGCGGCCGCGGTGCGGTCGACGCCCGGCGCGGCAACCCTGTCGTCGGCCAGCAACCTGAGCGCGGCCGGCGTCCGCACCACGGCCGGCGCGGCGGCGCTGAGCGCGGCGTCGGAGCTGACCGCCACGGGCATCGCCACCGGAAATGGCGCGTCCGCGCTATCGGCGGCGACCTCGCTGTCTGCTACGGCGCTGCGAATCACCTTCGGTCAGGCCGCGCTGTCCGCGGCGACCGGGCTGAGCGCGGCAGCCAGCGCCACCGCGGGTGGCGCGTCTGCGCTATCGGCTGCGACCTCGTTGTCGGCCACCTCGCTGCGCACGGTTCTCGGCGCGGCCACCCTGCAGACGGCGACCTCGCTGTCCGCCACCTCGCTGGCCACCGGCGTCGCCTCGGCGGCGCTGAGCGCCAGCACCTCTCTCACCGCGGCCGCCCTGCGCACTGTGCCGGGCGCGGCGGCGCTGAGCGCGGCCGCCATGCTCGCGGCTGCCGGGACCCCGGTCCGGGCCGCCGGCGCGGCACTGAGCGCGGCCTCCGGGCTGAGCGCGGCCGCGCTACGGGCGGCGCCCGGCCAGGCGGCGCTGAGCGCGGCGACCTCGCTGTCGGCAGCCGTCCTCGGCATCGGGGTCGGCCAGGCGCAGTTGAGCGCGGCGTCGGGGCTGACCAGCGGCGCAACCCCGGTCCGTCCGGGTCAGGCCGCGCTGTCCGCGGCTACCACCCTGGTGGCCGGAGCGCTGGCGGGATCCGGCTCGTCGGTATTCCTGGACGCCAGCACCAACCTGGCCGCTGACGGGCTTCACACCACTTCCGGTGTCGCGGCCCTGAGTGCGGCCAGCAGCCTGGTCGCCGACGCCCTGCGCACCGCGGTGGCCGCGGCCACGCTGGGTGCCGGGACCTCGCTGAGTGCGGGCGGCATCCGGACCACGTCCGGCGCTGCGGCGCTGTCGGCGTCCGGCTCGCTGAGCGCGGACCTGAACGCCGGGGCGACCGCGGCCGCCGCGCTGTCGGCGGCCTCCGGGCTCACCGCGGGCGGCCTGCGGATCGCGACCGGCGCTGCGGTGCTGAGCGCGGCCAGCGGGCTCACGGCGACCGGGGTCCGGACCACGTCCGGCGCGGCCACTCTCGAGGCCTCCAGCGACATGTTCGGGGTCTCCGGCGGCAGCGTGCCCGGCCAGGCCGCCCTATCCGCCTCCACCTCGCTGTCCGCGACCGGGCGCCGCACCCAGCCGGCGGCGGCCGCGCTGTCAGCGGCGAGCGGGTTCACGGCGGCGGGGATCCGGCTCGCCGCCGCTGCGGCCACCCTGTCGGTAGCCTCCGGGCTGTCGGCGACCGGTGGTGCGCAGGGCGGCGCGGCGGCCCAGCTGAGCGCGGAGTCCGGGATGACCGGCGTCGCGCGCTACGAGGCGGTGTCGCTGGCCACCCTGGTGGCGGCCTCACACCTGGTGGCCGGTGGGACCCGGCAGCTCGACGGTGCAGCACAGTTCAGCGCCGAGTCAGGGCTGGTCGCAGGGACCTCCGGCGGCCAGACGGGCGTCGCGATCCTGCGGACGCAGACCACTCTGCTCGCCACGGCCCGCCGGGTCGTGGTCGGGCAGGCGGGCCTGAGTGCGAACACTGGGCTGACGGCCAGCGGCCAGCGGCAGGGCGAGGCTACGGCGGAGCTGTCGGCCGGCACCGGGCTGGTCGCGACCGCCATCACCGAGGCCCTGCCCGCGCGCGCTGCGGCGCACGGCATCACCATCCGGCGGCCTCTGGGCGGCGTCACCCGAACCGATCCCTACCTCAGCACCGTCAGGAGGTCCACGTGACCGATGTCGGCGACGCCATCGAGCTGACCTACACCACGGCACCCAACGCCACCGTGGTGATGAGCTGGATCCACGTGCCCACCGGCACGGTGCTGCAGCAGGACGTGCCGGTGCCGGAGCAGCTCAACGGAAGCGTGCACACCGGGCTGTACCCGATCACTCTGATCGGGTCGATGCCCGGCATGTACGAGGCGGTCTTCACCTCGTACGGCACGGCGACCACCAAGGAGAGCTACTTCGAGCGCTTCGACGTGATCGGCGGCCTCGCGCCGCTGGTCACCGTCGGGGAGTACACCGACATCTACGGCAGTCTCTCGGCTGCACGGGCGACGATCTGCCGGGCGCTGATCAAGCGGGCCAGCCAGCTGGTGCGCGACAGCTATCCGGGCATCGACGACAAGATCGTGGCCGGCACGGTGGCCGGTGACTCGGTCGGCCTGGCCGTGCTGAACATGGTGGCCCGGGTGATGCGGAACCCGGACGGCCTGCGCAGCCAGCAGATCGGCCCGATCTCGCGCTCGTTCGACACCGAGCTGGCCAGCGGCATGCTGGAGATCACCGCCGCGGATGCGGCCCTGCTCGTCCCGCCGGCGGAGACCACCGGGCGCAACGCGCGCAAGAAGATGGGCACCGCCCGGGTGACCGGCGGCATGGTGCCGAAGCCGCCGACGCACCGGCGCTGGCGCAACGGCCCGTACTTCGGCCCGGGCGGGCACTGATGGCATTCTCCGGCGGCAACTCCGCCGAGACCGTGGTCTTCCGCTACCCGGTGCGCCTGGACACCTTCCACCGCCCGATCCCCGGCACGGGGATCGACATCGAGGTGGAGGAGTGCGTGTTCGCGCCGGGCGCCGGCCGCGAGAACGAGGTGCACGCCAATCAGGTCATGGCCGACGGGACGGTCTTCGCACAGCCAGACGCCCCGGCGATCACGGCCAAAGACCAGGTGATCATCCGGGGCGAGCTGTACGACGTGATCGAGAAGCCTCGGGTGTGGCTCAACGAGGCTATCGAGATTCCGGTCCGCAGGGTCACCGGATAGAGCTATGCCCCCGGCGGGATGCCGAAGCAGAGCCGGACCGGGGGCGCACGAGAAGCACTGTAGCACAGCGCTTCGACGTCTAGGCCTCGCAGGGGTAGAGCTTGCCGTCGCGGTAGATCATCTTCGCGACCCGCTTGATCCGCGACAACGTGTTCGCCCAGCCGCGGTACTCGCTTGGCGAGCCGGCCAGGCCGCTGACGTACTCGCCGTCGGGTGAGTAGACGGTCGCGTGCCCGCTCTTGTGCGCCCGTACCTCGAACCCCGCGTCTTCCAGGGCTTTGACCAGCTTCTTTGTCTCTTTGTCCATGGGGGTTGTCGTCCTTCCTTCCTCTGCTCGAAAAGCAGCGTAGCACAGGAATGCGACAGCGTAGAGGAGGTCTGTGACATGGTCGCTCGCTTCTACCCAGGGGCCGGTCCGTACAACGGCAGGGTGATCCGCTACGGCGGCTTCGACTACAACTACGCCGGCATGGCGCGCTGCGCCGTCGGGCCGGAGCTGCGCCGGGCCGTCGACGACGTCACCCGCAACGCGCTGGAGTACGCGCAGCTGATCTCGCCTGCCGACGCCCAGGAGTACGACGCCGGCTGGCGCTCCGGCGTCCGCGTCATCCCCGACTTCCCCGACCGCCGCGGTGCTGACCCGCCGATGGCGCGCTGGGGCGGCTACGTGCAGAACGTCTCCAGCGAGGCGATCGCCGTGGAGGTCGGCGCCAAGAACACGCGGCGCCACAAGGTGCTCGGCAAGACCCTGACCTGGCTGGCGCTGATCGCCGACGACTAGCTGCTGCGACGCGTGATGTACGCCGGTGCGAAGCAGCGGCGGCACCACGTCGCGAAGTAGGCGATCTCGGATACGTCATGTCCGAGAACCCGACACCCCTGCCGGCGGACCGCGCGGCTGATTTTCGTGCGCGTGCGGAAGCCGAGCATCAAGACAGCTCCTGGCGTCGGCCGCATTCCGGGCAGACCAGCGTGTCTCCCGAGATGAGCATCAGCACCTCGTGATCGTGGTGGGTCCCGAAGTCGGGGTTGCCTCCGTTGCAGGTCAGCGGATGCCCCATGGCGACGAACAAGTCGCCGATCCGGGCGCCGATGTTCTGAGCCTCCAGCTTGCCGATCTCTCTGGCTTCCATCCGAGCAGCGTAGCAGTGGAGGTGGACATTGCCTGAGCGCTTCGCCGACATGGCCAGCACCGTCGCACAGCTGCTGGTGCAGGTCGTCGGACCGGGTCGCACCGGGATCGCGACCCCCGACGAACTCACCGGCCTGATGCCGTTCGCGCGGGCGTTGCGCGACGGCAGCCCGCGCGACCGGCTCAACGACTACGCCCGCATCACCGTCGACGTCTTCGACTCCGACTACGACCGTGGCGCCGCCATGGCCGAGTCGATCGCAGCGTTCCTCGAGCCCGGCCGGCTGCGCCTGGGTCCCGTCCTGATCGACCGGGTCGAGATCGACTCGGCGCCGCAGGAGGTCACCCCCTGGTCGCCCGGGATTTTCCGGTTCGAGGCCCGCTACACCATCGTCTCCCGCCGCCACCGCGTGGCGTGAGCATCGCCCACCCCTGTCT